CAACACCTATTCACCCGTACATGGATAATCTTTATCTTAACACTTTCTTTTTCGCAGTCCCGATTCGGTTGATCTGGGACAACTGGGAAAAGTTCAATGGGGAGCAAGACGACCCTGGTGATAGTACTGATTTTCTCATACCTCAAATGCTGGCGCCAGCGGCGGTAGGTCATCTTAATGGTTCGCTATCCGATTACTTCGGGCTTCCGACGGAAGTGGCGGACTATAGTCATAGCACGTTATGGCACCGTGCTTATAATCTCATATGGAATGAGTGGTTTCGCGATGAAAACCTTCAAGACTCTGTTGTTGTTGATAAGGATGATGGGCCGGATACTTCTACGGATTATGCGGTATTGAAGCGCGGGAAAAGGCATGATTATTTTACTTCTTGCCTACCGTGGCCGCAAAAAGGTGCGTCAGTAGAATTGCCGTTAGGCACGTCGGCGGAAATTCATCATAACGCCGCTGATGCCACTGATCTCGGCGTGTATAGCGATGTTAATGCTGGATATCATAAGTTGACGGCCAGTACGAGTGAGCTTCAAGCCTCGGCGTTTGGGTCTACACAAGCGCAAGTGTTGTATGCGGATTTATCTACCGCTACTGCTGCAACTATCAATCAACTACGGCAAGCCTTCCAAATTCAAAAATTGTATGAAAGGGATGCCCGAGGAGGTACTCGGTACACGGAAGTTATTAAAGCTCATTTCGGGGTGACTTCCCCGGATGCTCGGCTCCAGCGATCTGAATATCTCGGTGGCGGGCAAACTATGATTAACGTTGCGCCGGTGGCGCAAACCTCCTCAACTGACGGGACCTCCCCGCAAGGAAACCTGTCTGGATTCGGGACGACTAGTATTAGCGGAAATGGTTTTAATAAATCCTTCACGGAGCATTGTGTACTGATTGGTATGGCCTGTGTAAGGGCCGATCTGTCGTATCAACAAGGGCTAAATCGAATGTTCAGCCGTTCTACGAGGTGGGATTATTACTGGCCGGCGTTGGCTCACATAGGGGAGCAAGCCGTGCTTTCAAAAGAAATTTATCTCGACAATACTGCAGGAGATGCCGATGTGTTCGGATATCAAGAAAGGTTTGCTGAGTATCGCTACAAACCGTCGCAAATTACGGGTCAATTCCGATCCAACTTTGCTCAAACACTTGATACATGGCATCTTGCGCAGGATTTCTCTGCGCGACCAGTACTCAATGCGGCGTTTATTATTGAACAACCACCCGTCGATCGAGTCATAGCGGTACCAACTGAACCGCATTTAATCTTCGACTCGTATATTTCTCTTAAGTGTGCTCGGCCTATGCCTCTGTATGGCGTTCCAGGGCTCATAGATCATTTCTAGGGGGTAGACCATGGGTCTCGGTGGTTTAGGAGGTATAGCGTTAAATCCTTTGGCTGCAGTAGGGACTGCGGCCAGCGGCGGTCTTATAGAACGTGATTGGGCTAAAAGAGACGCGGAGCGTGATCGTACTTTTGAAAGAGAAATGGTCGGTCGCCAGGAGGAATTCCAAACCACCTCGGCTACAACGGCCTTTGATCGTGCTAAAAGTTTGTCGGATACTTCGTATCAACGGTCAATGGCGGATATGAAAGCTGCCGGGTTAAACCCGATGCTTGCGTATATGAAAGGCGGCGCAAGTACGCCGAATGTGGCAAGTCCGAGCGGCTCGAAAGGAAGCGCTCGGGGAACGAAACAAACAAGTCTGGGTCTTTCGGCCGGCCTTAGTGCCGGCTCTCAGCTAATGCAAGCTAAAACTCAGTTCGAGGTATCGAGGGCAGACATAAAAGTCAAAGATAGTCAAGCAGAATTAAATAGTGCTCTTGCATTAAAAGCGGCGAGGGCAACGGAGAAAACCGAAGCGGAAACTGTAGGTCAATTAACAGAAAATGAAATTAGGGCGTTGAAAAAAGTGCAAAGGGAAACGACCGGAGATTCAGCGCTTGGGCGCTGGATCACAACAGTCTTTCGGACTGGAAAAATGGGGTATGCAGAATTCAAGAAATTGATGGCTGCTACCCACAAAATGGGGCGCAAACATCGTGCCGCGGCGTTAAAATTTCTCGACAAACATGGGTTTCATGTCGAAAGAAGAAAAATAAAAAACAAGCATGGGAGATTCGATTATGGGAAAGCTAATAATAAGAAAACCATACGATCCAAGCGTACCCGTCGTGATGGCGGCCCCCGGTGAGTCAAGGGCAAAACAATCAATGAAGGATGAGTGCGATATAAATAACATCCTTCGTCAGTATCAAAAAACGGGTGTGATTAATCATGTCCGGGATAATCCCGGGCAATATGTGGATCTACCCGAGGTGCCGGATTATCAAGAGGCGCTAAATATCGTAATTGCGGCCGGAGAGGCGTTCGACAGCCTTCCCGGATCTGTCCGTCAGCGGTTTAATAATGATGCCGCTACCTTCCTCGAGTTCATGGATGAGGAAAATAATTACGATGAATCAGTGGAGCTTGGGCTCCGCGAACCTGAGGAAGAGGAAGAACCGGAAATCGTAGAGCCGGTCGTAGAAACTGCTTCCGAAGAATAATAACCTTTTTCGGCCCCCTCACCCGGATGGGTGGCCGATAAAAGACCGCCGCTTGCGGCGACAATTGCACAGTGCTCTCTTGATGTAACTGTGCTAAGTGACACCAAAGTGTCACAACTAACAAACAACAAACAATCAAGAGGTTCAAAAATGGCATATCGGAAGAAAATAAAAAGGAGTAAGTCGAAGCGCAACTTCACGGCGAAAGCCAGGACTAACAGCAAAAACCGTGCCGGTCGGCCCATGCGGGGCGGAATACGGCTATAAAATGCCTTGCTACCACCCCCTGAAAGGATGGAGGTCAAAAACGTTAGAAGCCTCTGGGAAACGCAAGATCGTGTTCAATACCCGGATGGGTTGGATCGATCAACCAATAGAAGTACCTTGTGGTCAGTGTATAGGATGCCGTTTAGAAAGGTCTCGGCAATGGGCTATCAGATGTGTGCATGAATCGTCATTATACGAAGCGAATTCATTTATAACGCTAACGTACGACGATAAAAACATGCCTACTAATGCCTCATTAAAAAAACGGGACTTTCAACTATTCATGAAAAGGCTCCGGAAATATTACACTCCACGAAAAATTAGGTTCTTCCACTGTGGGGAATATGGCGACAAATTAGGTCGCCCCCACTACCACGCGATAATCTTTAATTTAGATTTCGAGGATAAAATCCCCTACAAAAAACAGAATGAGAATCAACTTTATGTGTCTCCTATTCTGGAAAAAATATGGGGAAAAGGTTTCTGTATCATCGGAGATGTTACGTTTGAAAGCGCGGCCTACGTGGCCCGCTATGTTGTTAAAAAAATCAATGGGCCGAGGGCCGAGACCCATTATAAAAACAAGGCGCCGGAATATACGACGATGTCTAGGCGCCCAGGAATAGGAAAGGAGTGGTACAAAAAATTCTCCGGTGATGTATACCCGGACGACTTTGTCGTGCTGAGAGGCAGAAAAATGCAACCTCCGCGTTATTATGATAAACAGCTTGAGGCTGATGCGGAGGAACAATATAAAAAAATAAAAGTGGAAAGGAGTATGGACGACCCGAAACGTGATGCAAACAATACCTATTCCCGCCTTGCGGTTCGTGAAGAAGTGCAGAGGCGAAAATTGGAACAATTAACAAGACCGTTAGAAAGCGAGGACATATGAGAATGTATACTGTTCGAGACAGAAAAGCCTTGGGCTATCTACCGCCGTTTCTGGCGGCAAATCGACTCACAGCGAAAAGGCTACTTATCGACAGTGCTAGAGAGAATGGGACTCTTCTTGGGATGCATCCTGAGGATTTCGAGTTATACGAGATTGGCGGGTTTGACGAGCAGAGTGGAGAAGTTAATCCTGATTCCCATGAATTTCTGGGAAAACTTTCCGACATAATGGAGGAAGCGAATGAAACGCGCCAGTTACCATAGTCACAAATTTTCAGAAGTCCCCAGAGCAGAAATACAACGGTCGAGTTTCGACCGTTCGCATGGGGCAAAAACGACCTTCGATGCTGGCGACCTGGTGCCGTTTTATGTGGACGAGGTACTCCCTGGTGATACCTTCAATTTGTCCCTTACGGCGTTTGCCCGGCTGGCAACACCTATTCACCCGTACATGGATAATCTTTATCTTAACACTTTCTTTTTCGCAGTCCCGATTCGGTTGATCTGGGACAACTGGGAAAAGTTCAATGGGGAGCAAGACGACCCTGGTGATAGTACTGATTTTCTCATACCTC